CAAATGCCGCAAACTCTCTAAGTTGGTCTTCAGCCGTGTTTGTTCCACCACCAAAAGTAATCTTTAAAAATCCTTCAGGTGTGAATTCAGTAATAAATCTATTTTGTGTTTGAATATATGTCCCAACTTTAATCGCTGGGTCATCGGATGGTTTTGAAGGGTCGGCAATAAACACTCTATCATCAGCAAGTGCCGGTACCTCATACCATCTTCCCTGAACACCCATGAATTCTTGTGCTGTAGGAACATTTGAATATGCAGTACCGTCTCTTTGAATAATAGATGAAACCCCTAATACGTTTTTTTCTGGTAAGAAAAACTCAAAGAATGGTCTAACATCATTTGGTGTTATCACTCTTTTGAATACCTTTGTAATACCGTTAACAACTGTCTCTCTTTTTGTAATTGTATAATTAATCAAATTACCCTGAGCATCAAAGTTTGGTATTTTTAATCTGTTTGGAAATCCATCAGCATTAAATGGTGACGCAAAATTCACATCATATAAATTTTCAAATATCTGACCTGAACCTGATACTTGTGAACCACGTCTTAAAGTTCCCAAATATCTTTCATCTTCTTTATCACCAAAGGCGGGAACTGTAATTGAAAAATCTACCAAAGCCATTGATGGTCTTTGTCCAGGAATTTTTAATCCATATGTTCTTGCAATGTTATAAATTGATGAACGTTGTTGTGCATATTGAAGAACTGTTTCTTGAATACTTCTGTCAATATGATAATGTAAGTTGTCGGCTACGGCTGCGTTTAAATCCAAAAACACAGAGAAAACTGAAGCATCATTAAAGTTGTCAATCAACTCAGGATAATAAGTCCTTGTATAATTGATAAGTTCCTGACGAATTGCTTGGAAGTCCCTAACGGTATATGATATTTTTCTTTGTGCCATTTATGTTAAATATTTAGTATTACAAAATCTTTAGTGTTAAATACATCATTTGAAATGGCGTAATCAATTCTTACAGTTGCTGTATATTCAGTTACGTTTTGATTTGTCATCTGTATTTGAGGGTCAGTAGCACCACCTGCAGAATTTGCTGTTAATCCAGCGGCTTCTCCTGTTGGAGCAGTAATACTAATATTTGTTAATTGTAGTTGTGGCATGTACTTTTGTACAGAATCCCTTATTTCAGATTCAATGTTTTTAAAAGTTGGTCCATCTAACGGTTCAAATATATATTCCAACAATCCAGTACCAAAATCAGGTAAAAAATATCTACTACCTTTTCTTGTTAATAATAAGTGAATTAGATTACTTCTGATTTCCTCCGCAGAGTAATCCGACAAATCCAAATACTTACCGTTGAAAGAAATTACGAAGGGGAAGGTTAACCCGTATGTTTTACCATTAGCCATTATCTATAAATATAGTTGTATTTCCTTTTTTGTGAGCAGGAAAAAAAGGACAGTGTCTACAACCTGAACCACAACAATGTCCTCGTTTTAAATGGTATTCTTTAGTGAAGACATATTTTCCATCTTCAATATAAAAATCATTATTGTTCTTGGGTGACCCATTTGGTTCTTTCAAATATGGAATATCCGTTTCGGTCATTTAAATCTTCAAATATTAATTCAAAATCAGAATCATTTAATAATTCTTCTCTAACTCTTTTACACTTATGTATAATAACATCATCTAAAACAATTATATTTGTTTTATCTTTTAATTTTAAGTATTCAGGATATGTTGTGTACTCACCACCATCTAAAACCAACAAATCAATAATGTTTGGTAATTCTGTTAAAACATTTTTAGATTCTTTCAAATATTTCATATCTTGTTTATACCATAAACGAGCGTGTTCATCTGTTGAGAAATTGATTGTATTATGGTCAAACCAAAAAACATCATTATATTCAATAATCTTACCATTCAATAATATAATATTTGGTGTCAAATATTTAGATAAATTAATTAAAGAATATTTATACATATTAGGATATAATTCAATTGACCACATTTTTTTTGTGTCATCCATTCCATCAATTATACATATTGTACTACCAAGACCATGAAAAGTACCAACATCAACAATGGTTTTTACGTCTTTACGTTCTGTTAAATTTTTAATGTGTTTACCAAGATTTTGTTCTAAAGTTATTTGTCCAACAAAATTTAAATTTTTTTCAATTAATTTCATTTAATAAAAATGATATTTTTAAATTAATAGTAAATAAAAAGAAGAAGGGAGAAGTTTTACCTCCTCCCCTCCATTATTATCTTTTTGATTTATATTACTTGATTTCACAAGCCCCACCAGCACAAGCCAATTCACCACTCAAATCTGTGTTGTCTTGTAATTCAACAACTTTTGATAAGTCAATTGTGTGAAGTTTAGCGAATAATCTTTCGTATTCTTCTTTTGTACAATCTTCAAATGGTGCTTGAATGTAACTTCCACCATCATGAGGTAATACAGATAAACCATTGTAGAAGTCACGGTTTTCCCACATCCACTCACCTGCCAATTCCCAATCTTCATTTTTCAAACTGATTGTTGCTGATACGTTGTGTGTGTTTGAACCAGTTCTGTGACCAGGTCTTACCCACTCTTGTGTGATTTTCTTAACACGGTCCAACAATTGGAATGGAGATTCTGTTCTCAAAATTGCTCCTTCAGGAGATTTTTGTGGAACTGAAATAACTGCCGTGTCGTGTGGACGGAAGAATTCATCTTCAACCAACTCAGGGTGATACATTGCCAAGTATTGGTAGATTGCCTCGTTCTTACCTACACGAATTCTACGAAGGTAATAATCATTGTGCCATGCGTGGATACCTGAAGATGTTCCCAATGTCAAAGATGTTGTCCCTGCAGGTTTTACAGTAGTTGTACGAGCCGATTTGTTAATACCAATCAACTCAGCAACTCTTGAGTTTTCTTCTTTAACAAGTTTAGCCGCCTCTTTCATGTTATAACCCAATACAACACCTGAACCGATACCTGTCATAGATACACCAATCAACGCTTCCTTTTCAGTTGTACGTTTCCATACATCTCTTAAGTAATGGAAATCAGTATAACCTGCTTGAAGTGTTCCAATGAAAGTCGCCGCTTTAACACGGTTGTTCAAATCTTCTTGTGATTCAATGTCAGAAACATTTACCTCACATAAGTTACAGAATTGGTTTGGTCTCAATGCTATCTCACAACATGGATTAGTACCCCAATCTTTATCATTGGTGAAATAGATTCCAGGTTCACCTGCTCCTGATGCTTCAACCCTTTTCCACAAGTCCATGAAGAAATCTTTTGTAATTTTATGTCTAACCAAAGCCGCTGAATTGTTAGCCCTACCTCTTTGTGGATTTGTTTCCCACCAAGAACCTGATTTACAAGCAATCATCTCGTTGTCATCAGCACTGAATAAAGAAATCAAAGCCGCTCTGCGAATACCACCAGCAAGAACTGCGTCTGCAATGTGACATATCATATCGTGAACTTCAATTGATGATAATTTTTGACCATCTTCTTTTGCGTCCAACATACCTTTCAATTTGTGAATACAATCTTTCAAAGGTTGAGGACCTGGTGCCTTACCACCTGATGTTACAAGTTGTGCCCCTTTTGGTCTAACGTCTGAAAAATCAAATTCAGGTGTTGACAAATGCTCACCAAAGTAAGATTTCATTAACACTTTAATTGCATCAGCCCATCCTTCAATAGAATCCCCAACCAAGAATCTTCTTGTTCTATTTGGGTTAGGTTTTCTAATTTCAGGTAATTTTTCTACGTGATGTTTTTGAACTGAGTATCCTACTCCAGTTCCACCTAATAACAAGAACATTGTTTCTGAGAATGCGTCCAAGTGGTCAATAGGAAGGTAAGCACAGTTGTAGATTCTGTTTGGAGAAATCTCAATTGGTTTACCACCAAATTGCATTGACCTCATTGAAGGTAATACTTTTTTAGTATACACATATTGATACACGTCCACAATCTGACTTGCGATGTGGGGGTATTTCTTAATGTGCATATTCATGTTTCTTGTTACAAGCTCTTCCCAAGTTTCTCTTCTTTCCAACTCAGGAATAAATTTTGAATACTTCATGTGAACCGTTAGGTCCGACAATATCTTTTGTGATGCGTCCATTTTATTTAAAATACTATTTTTTTTTATTAATTAAAGTTATTTGGTTGTTGTACTCGCTCTTTTCTTTTTTCCATAAGTTCTTTGATTCTGTCTCTGTTCTTTTCTTCTTTCTTTTCTTCAAATCCTAAGAAGGTAACAGAACTTTCAGTATCAATTTCCAACAATTCGTTGTTGAACTTACAGTTTTCAAAGATAACCCCATCTTTACCCACACGAGACTTGGTAATTGCGATGGTTGCTAAATTCATTTCTTTTTGTTGTAAAGTTTTTGCCACGGAAATGATTACGTGTCCAACTTGTGCTTTTTTAATAGAACCACCCATTTGGTCGGTGGTAACAACCTCAGAAGATATAGAGCTTCTGTTACCCTGTGTTGCGGTCCATCCTACTACGTTAAGTTCATGACACATAGATTCGTAACCTCTCATAACGGAACCCTCACTTTTCCATTCATCCCCCATATTTTTGTCAGCCACAATACAATCAATATAATCTAAAACAATCATATCAATCTTATGTCCATCAGCAACCATCTTTCTAATCATGTTCTTGATTTGAGTCATTGTAAATTGGTCTGAAGGTAGTTTTTTCAAGAACAATTTGTTGGTCATTTCTTCTTTGACCTGACGTGCTTTTTCAAGAACTTCTTCACGGTGTAATGGGAGGTCATCAGGTGGTATACCTGTCCACATTGTGAAGTGTTTACGTTGGATTACTTTTGGATTGTCCTCAAAGAATAACTGAAGTACATTGTAACCGTTATTAAATGCTGAGTTAGCAATTTTTGTAAGGACTGTAGTTTTTCCTACGCCAGTTGGTGCTAAGATTACGCCCAATTCACCTTTTGCTAATCCACCTTTTAATAACTTGTCAATACCCGTAATTCCCATTGGAATTGGGTGACGGAAATCTTCATTCAAAACATCATCCAAGTTTTGGAAAACATCTTCAATCTTGTTTCCACTTTCCCCTACTTGGAGAGCACTTCTTACCAGTTCTTCAAGTTTGTCATAGTTTTCAAATTCTCCACTATCAAGTATTTTTTGTGATTTGGTGATTGCCTTTTGAAGTTCTTGTTGTTTACAAAACTTCAATGATTTTTCTTGTACAAACGATGCCCCTTCTATAGACGCAGTTTGTATCTGTTTGATAGTGTCGTTTAGAATTTTCAACATCAACTCTTGTGGGAACTCACTTTTCACCATTTGTGAAAGTGTTTCGTATGATGGAGTACAATCGTATTTTACGTAGTACTCCTTCACCAATTGGAGAAGTGTTTTGAAATATTTGTTTTCAAAGTGTGAGGGTTCAATTACATCAATGATAGAATGTGAGAAGTCCTTATCTAAGATAATCTGATTTAATAATTGTAGTTGAAATGTGTTACCTAGATACTCAAAATTCTTGTTTGACATAATTAAAATTCCCTTGTTAGTTTTGATAAATACTATTAGTTTAAGCTATAAGACATGTAACTTGTAACAAAATTTTCATCAGAAAAAATGTCAGTTAAGTCCTTTAATACACTTTTTACTTGCTGGCGTATATCTACGGTGTATCTTATTTTAGGTGGGAACAATTTCGCGTCTAAAATTCTATGACAAATTGTCTGTTCTCCTACCTTTATTAAAAAGTTAAATGTTTCTGAACCATCAGTATTTGACGTTTGCAAGATACTTGGGTTCTCCAAAATTTCGTCTTTGTTTTCTAAAAGGTATACTACCGAACGCATCTTTTGTCCGTACTCAAACCCTTCTACAAAGTCTCTTAGATACTGATACAATTCCATAGAACTGCGAGCTTGTGGATTGTAATCTCTTACGTTAAAGTAACGTTGGATTACGATGTTGTTGTTCAAGGTAATCAAGAACTCCATTTTAATTACATCTGTTTCTTTCATAATTTTTTTATTTTTCTATTTGTTGTTTGTGTTGTCTTTTTTCTTTTCTTGTCAATTTCATCAAAGGTCGTATAAATTTTATAAATTCATCATCACTCTTACCGAGATATTTGAAGAATCCATCTTCTGTCATCATACGAATTAGATTTTTGTAACCCCTACCTTCAGGGTCTAAAGTGTCGGCATAATATTGTTCAACAAGTACCCTACCTTCGTCAGAAATAAGTGGATTTTGTAAGTCCACGATTTTTTTGTTTGTTTGGTAGAATGATTCTCCGAATTCTCCGTCTTTTGTTTTTCCACTTACAATATTTTTTAAAGTTGTGTTGTTTTTGTCTTGTTCTAAAAGTTCTTGTGCCTTTGTTAAAATATGGTTAAAAGTTACCATAGAATCAAGCATCTCAGGAAAGTATTTTATTACACTCTTTTCACCCAATCTTAATATACCGCTGATATTGTCTGACTTATCACCAGTTAATATCTTAAGTGTCAATACGTTATAGTGTGGAAATTCTGTATCACCAAATTTAACTTTATCACCAACTTTAAATGTGACTTTGGAAATTGGTGAATAGATTGATGTATGTTCATCAATTAATTGGAAGTAATCTTTATCTGCCGATAATATTGTTTTTGATTCTTCGTTA